CTATTTTTTTGGAAAATAAACTATAAAAATATGGAAATTAATGAAAAAGGGGAAAACCTCGCAAATCCAAGGATTCAAGTCTACAAAAGTCGTATATGGCACGGTAGACTCAATAAACTTTAAATCAATTTATTTAAATCTTCAAACATGGGTAGAACCAATAAAAAACACAGAGAATTGGAACAGGGTTGTTTTAAATCTAAGTCGGGAAATAAAACACATTGTACACAATAGTATTGATAGACACTTATTTGACGATAACTTTATTGTTGATTTAGATTTACGGTCAAGTGGATTATCAACAGGAAAAAAATCGTTCTTAAATTTAGAAATTAACATTTACCTAAAAGAACAAGAAACAGACTTCAAATCAATTAAATTACGAGATTCTCTGAAAAAAATGACAAAAGATATTCTACAACAAAGTTTTTATGAACACGAATACTTTAAGTTTTACCCAACTAAAAATGGTAAAAGAAAAGAATTAGTGACACAAATAGACAATCTTTAATATTTATTAATAAATCAAAACACAATCAGAATGGTTTGTAATAATAAAAGAAAAAGTGTTGAAGGTTATAAATGGAAATTTAAATAAAATGACAATGTATATTAATACTAAAAATGAACTAAATAAAAAGTTAATTCTTGTTGAGTATGACGCAGGATACATTTCACCAAAAAGTGAACAAAATTCTTACATATTAGAATCAACAAATATGTTAGACCATTCTAAACCATTTGAGTTTTATGCGGTTTTACAAAAATATAATACACCTAATAGAAACGGAAGAGTATACCCAGAACAAATTCTTAAAAGAGAAGCCGAAAATTATAAAAAGTTAATTCAAAAAGGAACCTCTTTATCTGAGTTAAATCACCCCGAATCTTCATTAATTGATTTAGACCGAGTAGCACATTTAATTACAGATGTTTGGTGGGAAGGGGATACTTTAATGGGAAAATTAAAATTACTTACAAGTCCAGGATTCCACGAAAGAGGAATTGTATCGACTAAAGGAGATATGGCAGCAAACTATTTAAGACAAGGTGTTACCCTTGGTATCTCATCAAGAGGTGTTGGGTCTCTAAAAAAGATTGGTGAACAGAATGAAGTACAAAATGATTATGAATTAATTTGTTTTGATTTAGTTTCTTCTCCATCAACACCAGGAGCTTATCTTTTCTTAAATAAAGAAGATAAAGGTAATTTTGATGAGAACATTGGAGAAGAAAAAAAGATGTCTGTAGAAAGACATGTCGGAGAATCAGGAAACAAATCGCTTGACTTAATGAAGAAATTGAACGATTATTTAGGAAACAGATAAAAAAATTATTAAACATGGAACAAGGAGAAATTTATTTCGTAGCAAAAATTACAACCGATTCAGTTGATTCAGAATCAGGGAAAGTAAAAAAAGTAAAAGAAGAAAAATTAGTAAAAGGATTCACACCAACTGATGTTGAGGCAAAAATAACTAAGATTTTCGAGACGTATACCCAAGATTGGAGAATTACGGCAATTGTTGAAAGTAAAATTAATGAAGTGATAGAGTAAATTAAATTTCAATAATAAATTAAAAGGAGACCCAAAAGGCCTCCTTTTTTATTTTTTGTTAAATGGGAGATATTTATTAGGGATAAATAAACTAATTGTTATTGAAGTAAAGTAAACTTTTTTCACAGTTGGGTATATTTATATTAAAAATATAAAACTCACAATGGCAAAAGAAAAATCATTAGTAGAAGAGGCAATCATTCAAATGAAAAATTTGGAAGAAGCGGTTGCTGAAAACGCAAAAGGAATACTTGCTTCAACAATGTCGCAAGAAATCAAAGAATTGGTAAAAGAATCTCTATTTGAACAAGAATCAGATGACGAGGTTGAAGACGATGCAGTTGTAGACATGGATAACATGGATATAGGTGCTGATAACCAAGATACAGACATGGAAGATGATGACATGGAAGATGATATGGCAGACGATGACATGGAAGACGATATGGCAGATGATGACATGGAAGACGATATGGCAGATGATGACATGGAAGACGATATGGCAGATGATGACATGGAAGAACCTATTGACTTAACAAAAAAATCAGACGAAGAAGTTCTTCGTGTATTCCAATTGATGGGACCTGATGATAATATCGTAGTAACGAAAGACGCTGGCGGTAATATTAATCTTAAGGATACTCAATCAAACAAAGAATATATGATTGTTGGAGAAGGAATGGACGACATGTATGGCGATGATGAAGATGAAGAAGAAGAATACGATGAGTTTTCCGAATCTCATTCTAATATCGATGACATCGTTGAAAAAGTTTTTGGTGAGGATGACATGGAAGATGACATGGAAGATGAATTCATGGAAGAAGATGACATGGAAGATGACATGGAAGGTGACATGACCACTGGTGATGTTAATACTGACTTAACTTCTGAAGATGATATCGTTTACGAAATCGAATTTGATGAGGACGAAGAAGACATGGAAGATGATGAATTCATGGAAAACAACATGTACGAATCTAAATCAGGTAAGAAAACTATCAAACCAAAAGGAGTCGGAATGGGAAAACCTAACGTAAAAGTTTACTCTAAAAATCCAAATCAAGGAACAGGTTTCAAAACAAAAATGAAACAAGGTCCTAGAGCAGTTGGTACGGGTAAAGCAAAATTTGAATATAAGGCAGGTGAAAACTTAGGTGACAAACTTGGAAAAAACAAGATGGTCAAAAAAGCAGAAACCAAAGAAGGTGTACGTACATTAGGTGCAGGTAGTAGAGCAGGTAGAAAAGGCGGTTTACCAAAACCAAGAGCTCATTCAGCTTTCAACATGGCACTTAAAGAAAACGACACAAGAGAAGTACAAGTTCTTAGAGAAAAAAATGAAGAATACAGAAAAGCATTAAACATCTTCAGAAATAAATTGACTGAGGTTGCAGTATTTAATTCAAACTTAGCATACGCTACACGTTTGTTTACCGAACACTCAACATCAAAACAAGAAAAAATCAATATATTAAGAAGATTTGATGGTGTAGAATCAATCAAAGAATCTAAAGGATTGTACAAAACAATTAAAGACGAACTTTCACCTACAACAAGTCAATCAATGAATGAATCATTTGAGCGTAAAATTGAAAACACTCCAACGACAGGTTCAGCGATTAACTTAATTGAGAACAAAACTTATGAAAATCCTCAATTCCTTAGAATGAAAGACTTAATGTCTAAAATGAAATAAAAAATAAAAATAAACTAAACAAAAAAAACAAAAACAAATACTAAAATGGGAGCATTATTAGAATCAGGTCTTGTCGGTAACATCGGGTTAAAACACCTTAAAGTTATCAAAGAAGACACAATAAACAAATGGGATAGATTAGGATTCCTAGAAGGCCTTAGAGGTCACCTAAAAGAGAACGTAGCTCAGTTATATGAGAATCAAGCGTCTCACTTAATAAACGAAGCTACTTCAGAAGGTTCTTCAGGTTCATTTGAAACTGTTGTATTCCCTATCGTTAGACGTGTATTCTCTAAATTATTAGCGAATGATATCGTTTCTGTACAAGCTATGAACTTACCAATCGGTAAATTGTTCTACTTCGTACCTAAAATTCAAGGGTATGATGGAGGAACTGCTCAAACACCAGCTAACGCTTACGATGGTGAATCAGGTGCACACTACGGTCCAGTTGGAGCGGTTGGTGGTTTAACTGCGGCTGAGGCACAAGCAGGTGAAGGTTATGGTACTGCATCAACTTACGGTAAGAAAAATCTTTACGATTTATTTTACGAAGGAAATGAAGGACAATTAGACCCTCCAGGTTTATTCGATTACTCTAAAGGACAATGGTCAGCAGTTACTGTTGGTACAACTATGCAAGTTTGGAGTAACGGAGCATTAACAAATTCTAACGGAAGTGATTTTGATAGTCAAAATGTTAGAAAAGTAATTATCTCTATGTGCGGATTTGCAAATGTTGGCACAGGAAAATTAATCGGACCTGATGGTAACGAATATGATTCTGAAACTTTTTTATCTGATTTAAGAATTTTTGCTAACGGTACTTATACTGACTCTACATGGTCTGCAAGTACTGCATCAACACAATGTCAAAACGCTTTTGATTCTGCTCATGACCCTAAATCATTATTGTTCAGAGTTGTTACTCAACAATACGGTCAAGGAATTGTATCAGGATTAAACAATATGGCACAAACTACTTGGCCATCTGATGGTAATGGTGGTCGATACAATGACATCTGTTCACCAACAGGTTGTATCTATTTAGAAGTTGACTTATCATGTCCAGCATGTCCTACTTGCGGTTCTGATACTTTAGATGGTTACACAGGAACTACTCTTGGAGCTAACGTTGACCCTGAAGCATTTACTGCGGTATTCAGACGTTACAAAGAAATGGAATTTGAAGACAAAATCGGAGAAGTTTCTTTTGAATTAGATTCTGTTACAGTTTCTGTTACTGAAAGAAAATTAAGAGCACAATGGTCTCCTGAGCTAGCTCAAGACGTTGCAGCTTTCCACAACATCGACGCTGAAGCTGAATTAACGGCTTTATTGTCTGAACAAGTTGCGGCTGAAATCGACCGTGAAATCCTTAGAGATTTACGTAAAGGTGCAGCATGGAACTTACGTTGGGATTACAACGGTTGGAGAAGAATTTCTGCTACAACTAACTACACTCAAAAAGACTGGAACCAAACATTAATCACTGCGATTAATCAGTTGTCAGCACAAATTCACAAATCTACTTTAAGAGGTGGAGCTAACTGGATTGTTGTTTCTTCTGAAGTTTCTGCGATTTTTGATGATTTAGAATACTTCCACGTATCTAACGCGTCTCCTGAACAAGACCAATACAACATGGGTATTGAAAGAGTTGGTACATTAGCTGGTCGTTACCAAGTTTACCGTGACCCTTACTTTCCACCAAACCAAGTTTTGATTGGACACAAAGGAACATCATTGTTAGACACAGGTTACATCTACGCACCATACGTACCATTACAATTAACACCTACAATGTACAATCCGTTCAACTTTACTCCGATTAAAGGAATAATGACGAGATACGCGAAAAAAATGGTAAATAACCGGTTTTACGGAAGAATTACTGTAGATGGTGTTAGAACATTCGATTTAAGAGAATTGAGATAATCAAAATCTTAAAGAATAACACTAAAAGGGACAATTTATTGTCCCTTTTTTTATGTAACTACATTAACTATATGTTTTTTGGTCAAATTGGTTATATTTATATGTGTATGAAAAAAATAGAATTAACAGAGTCACAAATAAGTGAAATTATAAAATTATATACTGAAGATTTATTGGGTTCCCCCACTATTAGCGAAAAATTAAAAATACATAAAACAATTGTTTTAAACACATTAAGAAGTAATGGTATTATTCTTGGGCCATCCGGTAGACGAAATATTGGTGGTAAAAAAGTTTCTGATAAAAAATGGAGAGAAAAAAATAAAGAATCAGTAAAAGAATATGTTAAAAGTTGGTACGAACAAAACAAAGAACATCGTAAAGAATACATTAAAGAATACCATAAAAACAATATTGATAAGATTAGAAAAACCAAACGTGATTACGAAAGAAATCGTAAAGCGAGAGACCCCATCTATAAATTAATCAGTAATTTCAGGACTGCAATCTACACCGTATTAAAAGAAAGTAATGTGGACAAATATGGTCATTACTTTGACGTATTACAATACACACCTGAAGAACTAATAACACATTTAGAATTACAATTTAAGGATGATATGAGTTGGGATAACTATGGGGTTTGGCATGTCGACCATATGTTACCTATAACATCATTTGATATACGGGAGATGGGTGATGAGGAGTTTATGAAATGTTGGTCATTGGATAATCTTCAACCTATGTGGGGGGAAGAAAACATACGAAAGTCTAATAAGATTCTATAAATAGTAACTGTGTGTGGTTTTGTTGTGGTTTATTTTGACAATATTCTAAAATTTTCACCAATAAAGTTCTAAATCATTAGATAAAAGTATTTATAGTATATGAATGATTTAAGAGAATTAATTAAGGAGAATCTATTATTAGAAAAGAGAATTGCTCAAATTGTGCATGAGATACAAACTCAGTTCAATTTTGAAGTTTCTAGAACGGCACATTCTTCTGATAGGTCAACAAGACCTGAATTAAACGATACGTATAACCAACGAGAAATTACTAATTTAGAGGTAAAAGAATTTGTTGCCTTATTTGTTAGAGAGATTGCGGAAAGAATTGTTTACCGTGAAATTAATGATGGTGACGCTTTTGTGATTAAATCAAATAAGTGGGAGTTGGCTTTACCAATTATACCAACACATAATGGGGGTTCAAGTTGGACATTATTATTTAGTACTGCCTTTAGAGAGTCTGAAAGTAATCCGTTTAGAGTTGGTAAAAATCAATTGGTTTTGTGGAGATAAAAAAGGGGTGGACGTTGTATCTGAATCGTCTTCCATTCCACCCGATAAGTTAGGATTGTTTCGTTCTAACCCGTTGTGATTAACTGTATCTTAATTGTTTCCCTTAATCACATTACAAAGATAAGCAAATATATTGATTCCACAAATTTTTTTTTTAAAAAACAGATATTTATATATTAAACAGAAATAAGTATGAAAAAATTATATTTTTTAAATGAAGAAGAATCAAATAGAATTTTAAATCTTCATAAAGATGCGACCAAAAGACAATATCTTAAAGAAGAAGAAGACGCCGATAAGGCAAAATGGGAAAAATACCCATGTATAAGAGATTTCCAGGGGGCAGAAAAACAAAAACTAGAAGACGGGACTACCGTGTACATAATTAAGGGCAATGTCTATTATAGTAATGGTAAAAAGACCAAGGAAGGTTCAACCGTCACAGAACCTTATACTTGTCCCTCCTCCACAAATCCTGAGGTACAAAAACCTGTTCAGTCTGCGCCTAATCCACTTGTAATGGATATCCAAAAAAAGTTAAAAGAAAAAAAGATTAATATAGGTAACACAGGAAAGGGTGGAGATGGTGTTGATGGCGTTATGGGTAAACTAACTCTTAATGGTATTATAAGTCTTTTAGGTGGAGCAAATATCGCCACAACAACTCCGTCAGGAACTGAGGAAACGGCAGCGGCGGCAGCGGCAGCAGCGGCGGCAGCGGCGCCAGCAGCAACTACAACACCTGTCGTATCAGTTGCAACAAAAGAGGTCAATCCAGAAGATTAAATTACGTAGATAATTAAAACGAATAACCAAAAAGTCGATGAAGATAAAACCTCATCGACTTTTTTAGTTTTCATCTTCGGTGGGTTCTTCTGTTTTTGATAAGGTTCTAACACATTTTGAGATTACTTCCGTTTCACCCAAAGAGTATGTTCCCGATTCATGTGCGTATTTAACTGCCTGAATTAGAACGTATATTGAGGTGTCTTTATCCATTGTTTGTAGTAGGACATCTAAATGGTTTTCATTTAGGAGTGGTATTGTGTTAAATAATTTTCCAAATAGTTTTTGTTCTTCCATTTTAATTGTATAAGATATTTATAAGTATAAGTAATAATTTTCAGAATGTTAAGAGATATTTTAAACAAGGTAAAGCAAGAACTCATCAAAGAGGCGACAAGTGATAGTGGTGGTAGAGGGTCATACGTTGGTCCTATGCGACCTGGAATAAAGGAGTTTGATAAAACTGCCTTACAACCTTTTAATGTCCCTGTATCGAAGTATAATGACGCAATGTTGTCATATGATAGTTACGATGGTAAGATGAGTTTACCTAAAAAACAAACCTCTAAGATTGAACGTAAAGCTAAGAAAGAATCTGACTATCTTAAGAAACATCCTAACTTAACATTGAGTGATGATGATGGTAATAATATTAATCAAACTCCTGGTAAAGGTGTTAAAATAGTTCCAATTAAAGAAGCGGGTACAACAATCACGTCAGGAGTGTATAATGGTCCTATAGAGCTTGGACTAAAAAAATGGAGGAAAGAACATTTAGGGCCATTCCAAGAGTTTGTTGATACTGAATTTAACCATAAGAAAAAACAAAAAACATTAAAAAACAATATTAGAAAAGTTGTTGGTGTTTGGGAAAAAAATTCTGATGGGTCTTACAATACTCCTGAACACGATGTTCATACTGTTAATGAGTGGATTGAAATACTACCTGTGGAAGAAAATCCGTTAAGGAGTTTTATCAAGGGGGTCTTGAGGGAATCTCTCTAAAGATTCTATTTTATCTAAAATGGTACGTAAAGAGTGTTTGATTTGAGATTTAACCTCCTCTTTATATTGTTGACGTATAACTTCTGTCTTATTATCGTACATCCTTGTTAATCTATCCCATTCTCTGTCATACAATGAAACGTCATAATGGTACACATGATTTGTAACACTAATACGTCTATCGTCAAGAATAACAAATAATCCTAATTCAGAGTTTTTAATATAACGTTCTCTAGATAATGGGGCAATAAGGAATTTTGAATTTGGGTGGTTTATTAAAGACCGACAAATTCCCAAACAAATTCTTTGGTTATCGGTTGTTTGTTCCATAGGTTTTAGACCTGTATATCGAGTCCAAATCGCCCATCTAACATATAACCGTTTAAATATTTTCGACCATTTAACATATAACTGTTTAAATATTTTTTTCATAGTTCATTTTACTATCAACAAAGATACGCAAAAAATATTAATTATAAAAGGTTATTATTAAACATCAAACCTAGTGTTTTTTATGTATGCGTTATCGGCATACTTTAAAAAATCTTTACCATAGATTATGGACAGTCTGTTCATGACCAATTGAGGATTTTTTCTCATATAACGTAAGATGTCCGCAGGGATTTGTTCGCTATATTTTCCGAATAACCCTTCGATATCTTTTTCTCTTGGGGTCATTTTTATATGTGGTTCTACGGTAAACTTAGGTTTGCCTATTTCATCATCGAATTCTTGTTCGTTAATGATTCTTTTAACAAGTCTGTTTAAATCAGATTCAGTTAGTTTAACAATTTTTTTCATATTGGTTACGAGTTTAATCCGTTTATTCCTCCTAATACAACTGCGTCTAAAAGAACAACTGCTTTACCGTATTCATTTGTCCATGTTGGATGTGGAGGTATTATAGTTATAGTGTCGCCACTACAATCTATTATACATACATTATATTTGGTTCCTGCTGATAATGGAGCGTTACATTCGGAACAATTGTCAAACGGACCATATAAAAATATTGTGTTAGTATCTCCAGTTGTAGACGCGCTATAGGCCAATGAAAGACAATTTAAATCAAAATCTTGATATGTTTTTCCGGTTAACAGACCCTCAACCGAAATAATTTCAATTGGTGAACCATCAAAGCAAGATGTTCCTGAGTAATATATATTTGCCATAATTTTTTATTTATAAATATCTATTTATTCTGAATACTTCACATTAACAATCTGAAATTTGATTTGTTTTTTGTAAGTATTTATTTCCCCACCGCTAATGACCTTTATATCTACATAATATTCGTTCGGTATTTTATCTCTTGTATCAAACATAAAATAGTATTCATTTGGTGTTCTGTTTATCTTTGTCCAATCTTGAACTTGTACTTCAGTTTGACCTTCTCTAACATAAATTCGATAATAAGAATCGACTTTCTGTAATAATTTTTGAGTTGAGTAAGCTTGTTTGATTATTACACCAACTTTTCTAATGTCGGTGTTTAAAATTTTCTCATCTTGTTTAATACCGTAAAAATTAAATCCATATAATTTAGGGTCAACCGAAGTCGTTCCTATTTGGATTGAGTTTTTATATGGGTATAATGTAAAGTCATTAGTTATTGGTGGAATTGGAAATCCGTTTAGACTTAGGTTATACCATTTATCTGAAAAAGTGCAAGGTGTTTTATATCCTGATAATGGAGGTATTACAACTTCGTAAACCCCTTTAGTTTTTTGACAAGTTGTTAATCCTGTTAATCCAGGTATTTCACTACCTGATGCGTCCAATATATCAACACTTGGTAAGTAATCCAAATTAACAGGTTGACCATTGTCATATAGATAAAGGTAAAGTTTGTTAACATGTCCTAATGTGAATAGATTTCTATCGTCATCAATTAAGTCATCATAGTTAGTTTCTAAAAATGGTTCGTAGAATGTTTGAGTATGTCTTGTAAAGAATTGTACTTCATACGCGTCAGTTAATCCAATTAAGTTTTCAACCTGAGGTTTATAAGCAATTCCCCATCCTGAAACATTAGTTAAACTACCATTCAGTATATTATTAATTTCGTCAGTCATATCAAAACTAACATTCTCATTACCAAACTCAAAATGTTGTGTGTCAACAATAGTTATTGCGCTAAACGGAACAGTTCCCGTATTCATGTTGTTATATATTCCTGGTTCAGTCCACACTCCAATAGTGGTCGTTTGGACCCAATTAGACGGTCTGTCAGAGAAGTTCTTATCAAAGTTACTATAATCATAGATTAAGTCCGCAAAGTCGTAACCAACCCCTTCATCCCACACTTGTGGTGTTGCTGGGTCGTCATCAATGTACGGGATTCTAAATAAGATTAGGTCAAATGAAGTTGCCCTCATCCTTGCCTGAGAAGTTTTAGTGTTCAACAAATCAACATTAAACCATGACGTGTTAGTCATTCTTAATATATGGTTAGTTGTGTCGGGACAAGTAGTACTGATAGTACCATCAAAAACCTTTTCCATTAATAATGAAAGGTCTAAGTCAAAAATAAAACGACTATACCCATTTGGAAACTGAGATGTTGCCAAAGAGCCATAAAATAGTTCTGTCACAGGGTTTCTCCCCGTGTTGGTAAAACTATTAGATACTATCGTGTTATTTTTACTGAAATACGAATTGTTAATTGACATTGAATACTTTATTCAATAAATATCAATTAATTCGGATATTTTTATTTAACATTGTATTTTCAGCGCCATTTAATATTGCGTCAATTTCTGTTGTGGTCTGACCATTACCTTTTGTAATAGGAATTGGGTTTTCTGTCGAAATTGAGTGAACATGTCCTTTAACAAATGAAAATATTTTTCTAAGCAAAATCAATAACTCATCTCCTCTTACTAACGGATGTGTTTTGGATAAAATACCCTTAGTACCAATAAATTTGTCCTGAGGAATACCATATAAAGTTTGTTGTAAACTAATTTTTCCTTTAGGCCCCCGTGAGTCTTGTGATAATAAATAAACTTGTTCAGCCCCTAATACCCCATAAGTAATTGATTTCGCAATAAACTCTGCGGGAGTAAAGGTCTCGGTTTTAATTTTGGATTGAGGACCAAGTATCGCTTTGTCATTTTTATTTTCCGAAACTAAAAACCATCCACTTTCAGTTAATCCTGGTGTTACTTTTATTTTGGTATAAAAATTAACATAATTATTAAATTCAGATATTTCCATAACCGTTGAGTTTGGCCTCAAAATTGTACCGGTTTCATATGTTAATTTTGATGGTGTAACAATAAAAGGAAACGATTTAGACCCTTCATTAGAAAAATTTTGTTGAGTTATACCTGAAAGGTTAACATGAGATATTGATGGACTCAAATTCAAATTATTAATCATCTCCATGGGTAAATCTAAACTCCCCTTAAATAATCCTGAAATAAAATTATTAATTAAATAAACCGCATCATCAAAAGATAATGAGGTAAATATAATTTCTTCCAAAGGTCCTGAATAATTAGTTCCTATGGACAATTTAGTTATAGTACTAGGTTTAAAGTTTTGTGTATTTATAATATTTGATGTCGGTAATATTGTATATAATCCTACTGACCCATTAAAAACATTTTGTGTGTTCTCAAGATTATCAATATTCCACATAATCATTTTCTTAACCTTGACAACAATTTCTTCTAATTTAGTTTCAGTTTGTGATGCTCCTAAAACTTCTGTTTGAGTAAAATTAGATAGTTGTAAAAACGACCTAAATTGATTTTCAATAGGAAACCCATCTTTTGATAACTTTTTAGTTTTCCCCGCCCTTATTAAAACTTCATTTTCTTTAACAATAACATCTGCGGTACCTCTTCCTAATAAAGAATTATCTCCAGGTTCAGGAAAAATACCATAACTATTTATGTCTCGATAAGTACCATCAAGATTTTTAATACTTATACCTTGTTTAATTCTATCACCTGCGGAAAGAAATTTCTTGGCTCCTTGGTAATTTTCAAAAGGGGTGGTCATAGGGGACGAAAACGGCCCTTGTATATAGAATTGATTTTGAAAAGGAAAATTTTTATCTTGATAAATTATATGAACATACTCATTTTTTTTTGGGACTTGGCTGACATAGAATGGTAATAATGGTAAAAACACTATAGGGTCTTTACTAGACCATATGTCCTTTTCTTCATTCCAATCAGTCACTGCCTTAATAATTGATGAGTAGTCTTTTGTTTCGGGTATAACACGAAGTCTACCCAACATCATTGGGTCTTGGTCGTCATAAACAATACCAGGAAATATTATTTGGTCTCTATTAATTGCGTCCATTCTTAGTTCTTGATTCGAATTCTTTTAATATTAGGTCGTAAGTTGATTCTAACTTATCAATATGATGAGTTAACTTAAGTAATGTTTCTTTAGTTACATTAAAGTCTTTTTGAATAATGTCCATAGCAAAGATTAAATCTTTGTTTGATTGTGTTTTATATTCTTTAATAATGTTTAAAGCTTTTTCGGAAGTTTCTTTCTTTGTCATAGTTATAATTTTTTACCATAAGCACTTGCGGGTACTGTTAAACCTGCAGGTGTTATACTTAATGGACCAACGGCAATTTGCACTTTATTATTTTCCGCATCTTCATTCGCCATGGCCTTCATCATTGCGAATCTGCTAAGAATATCTAAATTAGGGCTACCATCTGGCATAGGTCCTGTTGGAATACCTAACTTCTGCATTTCCTCAATAGCTCCAAGAAATGCTCTTGATTCGGAATACCCTTCCATTAATTGTGATGCAAATAATAAAGGTAAAGGTAGGTCTCTTCTTGAAAACGCCCCTACGCCACCACCCCCAAGTCCTGAGGTGGCAATTTTTAATAACCACAGTAACTCATCAACAACGCTTTTACACCTCCTCCAATCCTTAACAAATTGAACGATAACTAATAATAACTGAATTAACTTTAAAATCATTATAATTCTTTTATCCTTTGTTTCTTTAGCAACATCCATGATTACTTGTTGAATTAAATTTTTAATATCTTTTTTAATTAACTCAAATATTTCCTTAACAAATAACGACCCTATTTTAGAAACTAAATTGATAACAAAACTTTTAAAGTTTTTGGCAAAATCCATAAAAGAATTAATTTGGTCGGTAATAGTATTTCCCAAAGACTTCAACATAGTAAAAATTGGTAGAAGAATTTTTGGGGATAGAATTGCGGTTATCAATCCTTGAGCAATTAATTTTACAAAATTTAAATTAACCGCGGCGTTAATATTACCTGAAATCGCGAATCCTGACCAATCAGGATTATCCGTAAGTGACTGTGTTAACGCGTCAGAGGCGTTTACTAAATCACTATCTGGAATATGTAATAAATTCTCTAACGAATCTAACACTGCCTCAGAATTTACAGGTAACTTAACGTTATCACAATTTTCATATTCAACAACACCATTTTTAATATTATTAACTTTTAAATCGATATTTCTTAAATCAATCTCAGTAAATTCAAAAAACGAATCGTCTACACCGTCTAATTCTGCAACTTTTGCAACACCACTAACATCAATTTCAGTTTTACTGTCAAAACAAAGACCTAATATCCTTTGTAGAATTAGTTCAAATTTTGTCGCGTCCTCCGCTTGAACTAAACCAATATTTGCTTGAATGGAGATTGCTCCTGACAAGGCGTCCATTATCGATGCCATTATATTATGATAGTCAACTATTTTTATTGTCTTATAATAGTCAATCATAAATTCTCCAACTTTATTAACATTATTAACTCTATTAACTAAGGTAACTTTATACCAAGGACCCGTTTGACCTAAGTTATCTGTCTCAACATATTGTATATCAAAAAGGTCTTGACCTGATTGACCTATATATAATTGACCGTTATCCACCGAATATGGTTGACCACTTTCGATTCGTGTATAAAGTTCTTTATTTAAGGAAAAAGGGTATTGTTGGACTTGTATTGGGTCTTTTTCGTATAACACCTTACCAATAGGTTCCGTTGGGTCTTTTTTCAGAAGACCCCCAAGGTCAATTGATGATACCTTTATGTACAGAGTTTGTCCGTTAAACATTTGTTGTTGGTCACAACCAACGGCATTTAATGATTCCTCATTAAGAATTTCTAAAATTTTTGGTTCAATATTTTTTAGAGTTTGAAGTAATAGTTTTTTAATGTATTTAATTGAATTACTCCCCTTGCCTCCAGTGATATTGTTAATATCTAATAATTGTTCAAATTGGTTTTTAATTTGTTTTTCAAAACGCTTAGTTTGTTCTTTTACACTATTAAGACTTTGAGTAACATCCGATTTTTTTTCATCAAAAGTTTCCCCCGCCTTTTTTTTTGCCGCACTGTATTGTGCTTTTGCGTTAGTGTACGATTTAGTTGCGGAAACTTTATCTTGTACCTTTTTATAATCGGCGTTAAGGTCTAAACTCATGATTATTTTTTCATTTTATATGTATCTCCTTTAGCGATATCCTTCTCAATTAAATTTTGAATGACATCATCATCAATATTTAAGTCTGATATTGAGAATGATTCTACTGTTGAGTTTGATTTTTCCCAAATTGATGATTGTAATTTAGATAAGGATAGTTTTTTCTCAACGCAGTCGTTAATTATTTTTTGTTGTTTTTCGATTACAGGACCAATAAGAGTCATGTCTTCAGGTTCTTTCATCATCGCCAACATTTTATTTTGGATTCTTATCGCAGTATTACGTTGTTCTACAAGTTCATTGTAAATTTCTTGTAATAAAGAAAGAATTGATTCTTTCGTTAAATTAATCTCTTTTTTTTGTGGTCTTCCCATAACAATAAATATTTGACCCTTGTTTTTTTACTGAGCCATCTTCTCAACTAGGTTAAGATAAATTATTCTATATTTCTTCATAGAACTACGTATTTCTTTTGTTGATAAATTTGTCATTTCTCTTAGGGACAAGAGTATTATGTTTTTATTGAATTTGTTATTTGATGCCCCAATAAAAATGTTTTCGTAATCATTGAATAAATCGTATAATGCGTGACCTAACTTAATTTCATTTTCGTTTAAAGTTTCCTCATTTAAAAATTTATCTAATTCCTTTAAGAAATTTTTAATTATTTGTTCCGAGTCAACGGAATCTCCATCTATTAGGTACGAAAATTCAGGATTGTTTTCAAGACTAGATGATATATCTTCGTATGAAATTTTTCGATTAGTTTCTTTTTGGTCTTTTATTATCTGACCCATTAGATAATTCTTACAAATAGTTCCAAAGTATGAGTAAGCCTTTTTTCCCTTTTCGGGTTTAAACTTATCTATTTTTGTCATTAGAAAAGAATGTGTGTCAGTGTGGATTTCTATGAAGTCCATATCTTTACGATACAATTTATATCTCCTAATAATTGAGGAAATCATCTTGTCTAAAGGGTTTCTCAAAAACTCATTGTAAATTTTATTTTTTTCTTCTGAGGATTCGGTTAATAAAAATTTTACCACGGCCGTTTCTTCTCTGACATCAAAATAATTTGCTTGTTTTGGTTTTCTACCTTTCTTTTTTAAGTTTGTATCTGTCGTACCTGATAAAATTAATATTTCGCTCATTAAATTGTTTGGGGTTCATACTTTATGGCTCTATCATTGATAAAGAAATATTCTTTTTTCGCTGACTCCACCCAAAATCTAATTTCTTCATCGGTTAGATTATTATCACCATTTTTATAGTTCCAAAAAATTGACCCTTCACGTAAATTAATATGTTTATAACCAATTTTAGGAATTGACATAATTTTTACCGAATTATTTGTCATTCTTAAAAAGAACTCATAACCAAAGGTTAATTTAAAAGACGGTTTTAATAACCCAAAATCAACAAATGATGATTTTTTAATAACCATTCCTGAAATTTGAAAGTTTTGATATGTTTGAAGGGTTTCATTACTTAAGATTCCCATTTCCGCAGCAATATTTAATGCGAAAGTCGCCTCATTTGTAAATCCAGCAAATTGACCTTTTTCATCCGTATCAATAACGATAGGTAAGAACGCGTCAACTTCAGGATGTGCAATTGTGTACTTCTCAACATTTTTAAACCAAATGTTTGAATACTCATCATCAAATTCAAATAATGAAATCCATTTAGATTCTGACAACCTAACACCGTGATTCACTTGTTCTGAGAAATTAGGGTCCTTAGTCCAAACAATTTTATTTACTTTTAAATCCCCAAAATCAAAACTACCTAAAAACTCAACTAAAGATGTTTCATCAGTATGAACAATTATTAGTTCATTAATTTTTTTTGTTTGGTTTTTAAGAGATGTGATTGCTTTTTCAAAATATTCGGCAAATCCATTTGCTTTAGACGATTTAATTGGTAGTATTACCGATACATCAAATTTTTCCATAGTATATATTTTTATTTTTTTTATTCTGTTGGGGTTAGTTTATTTAATTGTTCTTCAAAAGAGTTTAATCTTGTTTGAAGGAATCCGTCAAAAAGAGAAATCACATTTTTTTCAAAATCAGTTTTTGTGCTTGATTCATTTACAGTTATTAACATTGATTCGTACATTTTTTCATTAACATTGTCTTCTAACCAATTTTGTAAAAAGTCTGCGACAAAATCTACTATTTGATTTTTATTATTAATCCAAAGACCATTATCTTCGTTCATCCATGATGGTGCAAGATTAGGTACCAATCCTAATACAGGTACATTTGACTTCATTGACTCAAGAGGGAAGGTACCAAAAGAACTTGTCTCGTCTACCCATACAGAAAGAAAACAGTCTTGTAAAGCGTCCGCAAATTGTTTTTCGGTTAACCTTCTCATATCTCTGAATGTAATCCATCTATATTGAGGGAATTTAATGTAGAAATTTTTAATGATGTTCGCAGTATCTCTTTGTTCTCTAGTGTGAATTGCAATCATTGGTTTTGGTGGTAATGGTTGTAATCTAAAATTTTCCGAAATGTATGGTGGAATAATATCGATAGATACCCCTCTCATAACATTTGATATGTATTCTTTTTGTGTCTCAGAAGTTGTTATACATTTGTAGAACCCTAATTGAGCCCAAGTTTGACCTGGTTGTAATGTTTCTAACATATGGTCATATGATTGACATAATACAATTTTACCACAAGGTAATTTTGTGATTTGACTCATAACAAACCCATAAAGTTCAGGAACAATTATAAAATCCTCAGGAGAAACTTCTAAGTTTTGACCTTCAATTGATTGATGAGGTAATTCCATATATTCACTACCTAACCATTCCGAAACACCTGTATAATCTGATTTTTCATGTAACATAATCATATTATATCCTTGTTTTGATAAGGTCACACCTAAACGGTAACTATAAGCGATTGATGCTTTAGCGTTGCCTTTAGTGTCTTGAACTAAAAGATAGATTTTTGATTTCTTATCTTTCATGTTCTGAATTGATTTTTCTACTTTTTTAATTTGTTCTTGATTCATATTTTTAGTATTTGTTTATTAATTTTTTATTTATCAAACTGTTAAACGCCAGTTTAAATGGTATAGATATCTCATTACTTTTCATACCCAATGTTTCATCAATCTGTTCATTTTCGGTCATTAAAATCTCAATGAGTAGTTTAACCATATCATATTTAACCACACTTATATGGTTTTCAGAAACACCTGTAAAGTTTTCTAATGGGGCTGCGTTTGTAAACGACTCTATTTTGTCTAAATCTAAGTAATAGTGTTCTCCTAATATTTTTAACATGATATAATTTTTTTTAATTTGTCTTCCAATTCTTTAAGAGACTTAATAGTATGGGAAGTATTTATGTTTTTATTATAATCAGTTTCATATTTAATTAATATTTTATCTGACGGATGTTCTAATAATAATGCGGGATTTGCCGTAAGTAAAAGGTCAATTTCATTCCACATGGAATTAATTGTGTAATTACTATAAAATTTTATTTTTTCTAACTGACACCCAAACTTAGATATAAAAAATAAAGATGCGGGTTTAGATTTACCAATTTCGTCCGAAACAATAATTAAATCATGGTTATCTCGTAAATTAACGTATACCTCATTTAAATCGTTGAATGTTGAGTATTCTGATGATTGTGAATGACCAAAAATTTCCATTGGGAATTCTTCGTATAAAAAAGAAAATAACTCCTCATCGTTTTGGAATTTAAAATGGTCCTTTAACATTAAACTATCAACGGGTAATATCATACCATATTCAAACGATTTCTCGTTCTCAATACCGTCAGTTTTATCGATTAAATATTTTTGGTATGTTTGTTCAATCTTCCCAATTGTATTCCTCAAAACCCCATTTATTTCAATACCAATTCTCATTATTCTTCGTATTTTTCTAAAATTTTAGTTATCAACTTATTTCTGACAATATCGTTTTTATCTTTGAATTCAAAAACGGATATGTCTCCACTATCCCTAAATTTTTCGATTGCGTCCCATAAACCACTCTGAGTTTTATTTTTATATTTATCAGATTGTTCAACATCTCCTGATATGAAAAATTTACTATTAAACCCTATTCGAGTTAATAATAATTTCATTTGACTTGGTGATGCGTTTTGACCTTCTTCAAAAATAAGAATTGAATTATCAATATTCATTCCTCTCATATAAGCCAATGCGAAGACCTCAATAATGTCAAGTTCTTTTAGTTTTTCTCTGGTTTCTTTACCGATAATTTTATTCATCAAATAATATGACGGGAAAATATATGGGTCTAATTTCTCCTCAACGTTTCCTGGTAAAGAACCTAATTTTTCTTCTGCTTCAACGGCAGGTCTAACAATAATAATTTTTTCATATGGAGTTGATGGGTTGGCAATCAAGTCAATCGCGGCTTTCATAGTTATATAACTTTTACCAACACCCGCAGGTCCTGAACAAACAGTTATTTCACTTGAAATTAATGTGTCGTAATATTTTTTTTGGTTAACAGTTAAAAATTTGTCTTTGGTTTTTTTCTTAATGACTTCCGAAATTAATTCCTTCCTATTTAACGTCTTTTTAAACTCATCAGGAGGGTGAGTTTTATTCGGTTTGTTTTTTTGCATTATAAATTTTTTAATTTAAAGGTATTCCAAATTACTATAATGTAAACTAATTTGATTTTTTATCTTACGATAATGTAGTTTTTTAGTTTGTCTAAATGTTTTACAACAAATGGGAGTAAATTTTTTTGATAGTCCTGAGTCTGCTTATTTCTTATCTCAGGGTCTTCATTTCTCGTTTGACTTTCATAGTGATAAGAGACCAAACTACCGTCATAATAATTATCGTAACCTAATAAAATACATTTTAAATTTAACTCAACATCCTCAAAACAACCAGCGTAGTTTTCATTAAAAAAGTCACATTTTTCAAATACCGATTTTCGAATCATTAACAACGCTCCTGTACTACCAACAAGTTTTTTAGTGTGTAAGGTATATGAGTAGTAACTTCGTAAGTTTAAATGAGAAATTCTGAAGGATTGATTTTTATCTACAAATGTGACAATACCGTCATGTTGTACTGTATTATCTTCAAAGTGAAGTCTACAACCAACAGTACCTGTTCTAGGATTGTCTTTAAATATTTTTAACATCCCATAAACAACATTATTTAATATTTTAATGTCATTATTACAGAATAAAACAAACTCGTAATCTTTGGTAATATGGTTTTTTACCACATCATTATTTATCTTAGCAAAATTATAATAATCGTATTCTAATAATTTAATATTACCAAAGGGTAATACTTTATTTTTAATCCACTCTTTTTCAGAGTCTGATGACCCAGTATCGGCAATAAAAATATCAAATAGGTCTTTGTTACAATGTTCATAGAACGAAGATACACAATCAAATAAAAGATTAACTTTTCCTTTTGTTGGAATAATAATGGCGACTTTACCAATATTTTTTAATGGTTTTTCTTTAATCTCAGGAACATATACCTTGGTAGGTTTTAAATCTAATGGTAGTTTATGTTTCCATTTTTCTAAGAACTTAATTTTACTATCAAAAAATTCTTGATTTGGTTGACCAACTGATTGGTGAGTAATTTCAAAAGAAGATGTTACACCAATTTTAACACCGTCTAAATAATTTGGTAAACAAAATGAATGGTCATAAAAATGAAACATACCAATTGTTTCGTCAAAGTTATGTTTTATCTTAGTTTTATCAAATGAAATAAAAAGCCCATCGATTGTTACAACAGGTATTAAGTGAGGTAGTTTTGCCGAATAGTTATTCACCCATTTTTTACTTCCTTCAGGATGATGGTATACCTGACCAACCATTGTTTGACCCATCCTTTCCCAATATACACCTGATTCGGGGAAATAACAAGAACCTGCCTTACCAATAATTCCATAGTCGTCATTGGAAATAAAATCTAATAATAATTTTTTACCCCAATCTTTCTCTAACTTAATGTCATTATGGCAACATACAACAATATTGTATATTGACTCTGAGATACCTTTGTTGTAGAGCTCCGATAACGAATGTTCATTATGGTTAACATATTCTAATATTTGCACATCTTTAAACCCAACAGTTTGTAACAAATGTTGTCTAAATTTGTTATTATATTCGGAATCTTTATGTGTTGAGTAAACTATTGTTATCATATATTATATTTTATAATTAAACCATTAATAAATTACTATTTATATACCAATCTTCATAAGGTTTATTATAAAATAAATGATTTTTATCTAAACATAAAGCATCCTCAACAACTTTAATAAATTCATTGTTAGTTAATAGTTCATATAATTTATCTTTCCTCTCGTTACCATTGGAGTTAACTGGGGAGAAAGAGTTCTCTCCTGTTGTTTGAGGTCCGGTTGGGGGGAATTAATTATTTTGTCTTCAAATATCATAGTATAAACAGGTAATTTTTTTAATTATTTGTAGATTTCGGTAAATAATTTTACACTATCCCAAACATTATTTTGTTTCTTTACTTCATACGTTATTATTTTTTCATATCCTATTTTTTTTAAGGTTTTTGAAAATTTTTGGTGGAATTTAATATCATTTAGAACATCCAAATTATTTTCTGATATGTGTATATGATTTATAAATTTAAAATTATTAATTAATTCTATTTCAGGTAAAAACCCTTCATTTATTAAATTGTGAGTATCAATCATAGTTTTTACATTTTTTAACTTGTTTCCCTCAATAAAATTAATTATTTCTAAAACATTAAAGAAAAAATTACCACCATATAATTTAGAATTAGGTTCTATTGAAATTTGGATATTAGTATTTCTTAACATTCTATCTAATTGCAAAAAAACTTTATTTAAATCATTTTGTGATGAATTATTCAGATTTCTTAAATTTGGGGAACCCAATACCAAAATCTCGCAAGATAAAATTTTACAGTAATGTATTAATTTTTCAAAATGAGGTATAACGACAGAATAATCACAAATAGTATTACAATTAATATTATGGAATAATGATTGTACAGATTTTATTTTTAAATTATGGGAATTAATTTTTTTTAAAAAATCGTAAATTAAATTATCGTTTAAAGAATCCCAATTACAAAGTTTTGTAAAAACAAATTCAATTAACTCGATATCATTACTTTTTAAATTTTCAAAAATAGAATCATCCCCGTAATCCCAAGCTAAATTACTTAACGCTAAATTCATTAATAAATTTTTTAATTTCTGTTAAAGTTCCTTCTTTACTTTTAAAGTAACCATTTTTTTTAAATTTTGTAGTGTAATTGTACTCTATAGGAATATTATTTTTCTCGACTTGATTTATATAATCGGGAAAAAAATTTAAAATTTCAATTGTTGGTATAGGTTCATTAAAAAAATTAAAAATTTTATCATCACGATAATTTGAATTATAAAATAAAACATCATCATAAAGATTTTCTAAATTATACCATTGGTATGACGAGTTACTTTTTATTTTATTAATTTCATTTCCGTTTATTAAATCATATAAAATATTTTTTTTTATTTTTTTCCCAAAAACCGCTGGTAATCTAAAAATTTTTAAATTATTATATTCTAAAAATTTATCAACCAATTTTTCAAAAAAATATCTATTACTTCCGTAACTTAACTCTTTTATATTTGGGAAGTAATTTTCATTAACTAATGACGGAGAATCATTATAAACGTCAATTGTGGAAAATAAAAAAACATTGTTGTAGTTTTTTTTAGTTAAAATATTAATTAAAAAATTAATATTTTGAATATCCTCTTGTAAATTTTTATTCACTAACCATTTAGTTGCGGGTAAACAAGATAACCATAAATTATTTCCGTTTGACACTTGTTTGTCAAAATTACTTATATTTTTTGAATTATATACAAAATCAAAATTTATTTTTTCTTTTAAAGTTTCTCCAATTAATCCTGTGTGTCCAATTAAAATATTCATTGAGATATTATTTTTTTTAAAAATTCTTCTATTATGTAGATACCTTGTATTTTACCTGTAAAACAAGAAATAACATTACCTTGTTTTTTAATTATTGGATATCTTGAATCAGATAAATTGTCAGTTTTTGTTTTAGTCGAAAAAAAATAGTCTTTATATGTAAAATCTTTACTAAATGAGGGATAATATTCAAATACCTTGCCTTCAATCAATCCCCTTATTTTTTTTATATATTTAGGGGTTATTTTTTTTTGATGAGTATGAACTTCTTTAAAAGTTTTAAATTTTTTAATAGGTGTAAATTCAACATCAGTTAACGTATATTGATTATTTTTATACGGAAATAACGAAAATAATTTTCCATCAACTAAGGTTAAAGAATCAAAATCAGTTTCGTTATTTTTTTCATAAATTAAAGATATTGTTAATTCATAGAATACATTTTTTTTAATTATTTCGTTTTCGTTATTAGTACAATCTACAACAATATCAAAATTTTTGGATAATTTTTTTAATTTTGTTTTATTAATTTTTTCATATATTATTAATCCGTTTAATACACCCTCAAAAAAATTTTTTGCTTTATTAGCATCTATAAAACGTTCTTTGGTATTAATACAACCAGATATATTTTTAAGATTGGTGTCGGATAATTCAATTTCATAATCTGAATATATTTTTAAAAAAGTATTAAAATCTAAATAAGATTTTAATTTAGGGATACAGTAAATGTTCTTATCTATTTTTTTTGTTAAAAACTTATAATCAATCAAAAAATTTTCAAAAGTGTTTTTACATAAATCCCTAGTTTCAGAATTTCTTGGATAATGAAACCCTAAATGAAGCCTATTTTGATTAAATAATGAAGACCCTAAAAAAATTTCACTATTTTTTTCATATAATTTTATGTTGTGGGAATCTTTAAATTTATACGCTAAATGACATCCAACCCAACCCGCTCCAACTATCGCAATTTTCATATAAATTTATTTTGTTAATATTTTATAAACTTTTTCAGTCATAACCGAATCATAGTCTAAAACTCTAATTTTTATTCTAATATGTGTCGAGTTTAATACTTTATTTTCATCAATATTTTGATTTTGTTTAATTATGTCATATCTAGACATATTACCAATATTAGGGGTAATATTGTTTAATTTATTTAAAATATGCCCGATAAAAATATCGTCAGTCCATTCATTATTTGACAAGTGTTTATTCTTTAAAATTATTTTTACACTCTCATTATCCAATAAATAGCCGGCACCAGAACAAAAGTAAAAATCTTTATATTTACCAAATATACCATCGTAAACGTATTTCTTATTTTTAACTTGGTTACAATAATCATAAAATCTATCTAAATTTATTATTGTGGATAGATTTGTTTTAAAAGTTAAATCATAATTATTTACGTTTGAATAATTTAAACCGTTCAAAACTTTAACCAGTAATGAATGCCAATAGTTTTCTTCACATTTTGATATAATTTTATTCCCATCAAGTATATATTCTTCAGAAATATTTGAATCACAATAAAGAAATCGAATATCTATAGGTAGTTTTTTAACTTTGACATCTCCAAGAATTTTATTCCAAATTTTTTTATATGTTGTAAAATTTATATCGTCAGTGTCATGAGACATTACTAAAATTAAGATTTTCATAATTATATTTTTAAATAATCTTTATAAACCCAAATACTATCTGATTGTAATTTATGTTCAGATGTAAATGAAAAATAAACTTCGACAAAATTTTTTTTATTTAAAAAATCTTTAATTTCTTCATATAATTTTTGAGTCTTCCAAACTTCTTTATGTTCACACTCAACATGTAATGATTTAATATTAGATAATTTTTTATCAAAACTTTCTAAAACTTCATATGTAAAACCTTCAACATCTATTTTACAAACATCAATTTCTTCTTTTATAATTTCTAATAATTTTTCACCTCTAATAGTATTAACGATAATTTTATTTGTTTTTGTTTTTTCATACCAATCGTCCGCCCTATCTATTAAAGAACTAGTTCCGGCACTAATATCATCCCCAACTACTTGGTTGAATGTGTGTTCCCCTTCTGTATTAGAAATTGCAAATTCTACTAAGTTTATTTTAGGATATTTTTCTTTTATTTCCTTTATTTTAATTGGATTGGGTTCCACAACCCAAACATCTTCATCATTTAGGTTAAATAATTTTTTTAAAAAATTCGCGTCATTACCATCTCTAGAACCTATCTCGAGAATTTTTTTAACTTTAATATTTGTTTTATTCAGAACAACGTTATAGTAATTTTTCATTTTATAATATATAATTTATTAGTTTATTAATTTCAGATTCATTTTTTTTATATGGTCGTAATGAGTGACAATCGATATAGTACCCGTTTTTTAACTTTTCAACATCGTACGTCCAATTAACTCTATCAATCCTATTTTCATAAAATCCTCCTTCTCTTTTTGGGAATTTAAATTCTATTTTTTTATTATTTGTGATTATGTTATGCAAATGAATCTGGTCAGTATACCAACCCATATTAGGTATTTTACTTATAAAAGTAATCCAATCATCTTCTAAATTAAACAACTGAATAAAATCTTCCGAATTACCTGCGACATAACACATAGGATATTGTTTTATGTCTTTAGTTTGTGGATGATGTGAGGACATTATAATAAAATCATTATTATTATATTTTAACAAATCATCAATAAAATATTTTTTAGAAAGCGGTATCATATCTATGTCAGATATTACACAATTACCTTTTAGATATTTTGGTAAATAAAATCTTACAAGTTGAGATAATAGTCCTTCACTATAATTTGGTATGGGATTAAGTTTTATTATGATACCATACTCATCATAAATAATTTCTTCTTTTTCATTAGTAATTAAACCTAAAACAGGTGTAATATTAAAAAAAATTTTCCAAACTTTTGACACTATAGGCCAAAAATCTAAATAAGTTGGGTCATTGTTAGACCCCATCAAAGCATACGTAATTTTCATGTTATTTTTAAATGGTCTTTACCAACAGGATTATCGTCTTCATCAATTCTACCACCAACAAAAAAACTCCCGTCCCTTTTTATAGGGAATGGTGTTTTATCAAAAAATTCGTCATGGGTTATTTTATCATCTGAAAACAATTCATATATTTTTCCCAAAAAAGTTTGGTCCACCCCATATAAATTCACATTAGAGTTTTGAAACTCAAGAATTGATTTTTCAAATTCAAATTTATTTCCTTTAATTCCCCACATACCGGCCAAAATCCCAAGTTCTTTAGACCCATAAGGTATTCTATGTGCGGGATGGTCTCTCATTACATGTAAGGTCTTACCACTATTAATCCATTCGTAAACCGCCAATTTTTCACGTTCGGAAATTCTTGAGTCGGAATCTCTAATTATTATATATTCACAATCACTTAAATCAGAAGGTAAAAATCTCCAAAAACAAGGGTACATTTTTGAATTACTCATATCAACCAACTCACAGTTTAAATTTTTTAAACCAACTATTGTTTTATTTGGGACGCTTTCATTATAGTAGACAATCATTTTCCAATCAGGGTAAATTTCTCTACATAATTCCGCGTTTCTGATAGTCCCAACATTATAAATTGGTTTATCCCCCCATAAACTAAAACTAATATATTTCATATTTGATTATTAATTAATTTATTATATTTATTTTTAAATTTATCTTGACTAATATTTTGAGTCCTATGACTATCAAATTGGAAATGTGTTAATATATTATCAATCACATTGTAATTTAATTTATTAATCAAATAAAATAAACTAATTGACCTTTCAACCTGATGTCCCGATAATTCAGAGTGTTTTATATCATCAATCAATGGGTCAACCCATTTCATGTAATCCTCAAAACTTTTCTTACTAAATGTATGATTTGACGTAACGCTACATTCTTTATTAAATGGTAAAGTATGTATAAATTCATGAACATTAATATTATAATTTTTATGAATCGATGTTATTAAATCTTCGGACCAAGGTTTATGTTTCGCAAAATTATTGTTATGAACATTAAATGGTATATATCCAATAACGTCAAAATTTAAACTTTCTTTAACTATTTTATCAAAATTATCCGTTAAGTTAACATCGTATTCTAATAAATTTAAATAATCTGAAGAATCGTATAAACCGTTTTTCCATATAGCATACCATCCTGTGTACGATGTTAATTTAGGGTATTGTTCAAGATTAAATGGTAATTTATTACAAATAATCACGTCAGGGTTAGATTCAATCATTGAAGTGTCTTTACCTCCCACAAATACGTATTTTACATTATCTAATTGTTTAAATTTTTGGCATTTTATAAAATCTAAAATAATTGATTGGTCGTGAACAAAAATAAAGGTAGATACCGTTTTCATCATTTATAATTATATTCCTGTAGAACCAAAACCATTACTCCCTCGGTCTTTTTCTGTTACTTTATTTTTTTGAACCAAATTTACCCACTTACCGTTAACAACAGGACAAAGGACCGCTTGGCCTATTTTCATACCTTTGGTAATTGTTACAGGATGGTTATTGGTATTAAAAAGGATTCCTTTAACTTCCCCCGAATATCCATTGTCAACAGTTCCTGGAGAGTTAAGAATCATTAAACCCTGATTAAATGCCAAACCACTTTTTGACCTAACTTGAATTTCGTATCCATCTTTAATATCAAAAGATATCCCTGTTGGGACCAATGCTCTACCAAACGCAGGTATCTCAACCTCCTCTACTGCATGTAAATCAAACCCCGAATCTGTTTCATAATTATATTTTGGGTCAAAAGCGTCAGGATGTAATTTAACATACCCTAAATCTAACTTAGGGGAATAATTCTTCATTTCCGTTTCCAAAGATTTAACATCAAGACCATACTCTTGTAAAATCATATCATAATCTATTTCGTTGTCATCATGCTGATTTAAATACTCTTGTAATTTATCGGCCTGTTCTTTTAGTGAATTTAAATCCATTATTCTAATTCTTTTAATTTTTTTATTACATCGATTAATACTTGAACATCTTTTTCACAGTATTCCGATATTTCTTTTAACATATTTTTATTCCAATATGAATCATGTACTTTATCACCAGTCACTTCCCCATTTTTTGGTGAAGGAACATCCATACAAGTACACATTAAATCCAACGACCCAATAGAGGTATATGAACCGTATTGCCAAATTTCTTTTGTGTCAATTGCTTTAATCTCCCATGGTTTGGTGTCATATGACGGAAGTATTGATGGTGGTAATAAACCATTAACAATCATACGTTTTGCCAACATAGGAATGTCGAAGTTTTTTAAGTTATGACCACATAAAAAGAAATCTAACTTACCACATCTATCGAGTAGTTTTTGAACTCCTTTTAAAAGTTCTTTTTCATCGTCTCCTGAGAATGTTTGTGATTTGGTTTCACCATTATCAGTTACAAACGCAACACTAACACAAACTATTTTAGCAAATTCAGGAACTAATGCAGTTCTTTTCTTATAAACATTATTAATTTTATCAAGTTCTTCCTGAAGACCTTCAGTAGGAACATTGTCTTCTGGAAATCTTTTTAAGAACCAATCAAAATATTTAATAAATTGTTCGGCAACTTTAGGGTGTGATTCTTGACATGATGACCAATCTTTACAGATACCAACGGTCTCAATGTCTAAAAATAAAATTTTGGTAATAGGTATTTTAATCATGTTTTTATTTAATTAAAGATTTATAAAATTCGCATCTGGTTTTCGTCACCACCCTAAGGTCGTACGTATCTTTTACTGTCTCATAAAGACGTTCTCCCATATCAGTAATTAAATTGGGGTTAGTCACTAACTTCTTAATAAACTTAGACCAATCTCCATGATTTCTATTTTCTTGAACTAACATTGCGTTACCATCGACAAACACACCGTCCTTTAAACAATGTTTAAGGTCAATAGTATATGGACCAACTTCCGAAGCAATAATAGCTTTTTTATAGAATCCTGCTTCGATAACTTTAAGTTGTGATTTCATTCTATTAAAGATGTGATTCTTAATTGGTGCTAATGAAATATCAAATTTAGAATAATTCATTGCATATGATGTGACAGGTTTTGTCCAAACTCGTTGGTATGGTAATTGGATGTTAGAAGGGTATGTTCCCTCTTTAAATTCCATTAGGAATTTTTTGTGATTTTCATCAACTATTTTATAGTTATCGGTGAAAATCTCCTCATATCTCATCCAAACAGTTTCTTCAGGTTTAATAGGTCTTTGAGTCTTTTCTCCCGTTTGTCTATTAACCTCTGTTACAGTCCCTCTTGTATCAAATCCACATAAAACGTATTGGATTTTCTCATTAAGTTCTCTACCGACTTTAGACACAAAACCATCTAATAATTTTAAATCGTGTAAGTGAGAAGAACCTCCTAACCAACCTATTCTAATTTTATCAGATTCTTCTGATTTTTGATTAAATTGTCCTTCGTTAGGGTCAATTGCGTTTGGTAAAACAATTACATTTTTATTTACCTTACGAATTTCGTTAGCGAATAAATTAGTTGTTGTTGTAACATAACTAGCCTCCTTTAAATTTGCAACAATTTTTTCATTTATTTTATCTTGGACAATAATACTGTGAATTGGGTGTTCCATTGTTGGTAACCAATAATCGTCAATATCCATAATAACAATAATCCCCATAGATTTTAAGTCTTTAATTATCTGTGGAGTATGTTCATATATTTGTCCAATATTTCTGTGAACATGAACTATCTGATATTGTTTCCAATAATTTTGGTCATTTATTCTTGGTTCGTAATCAATATCGACATGGAAGTCATCATTATACATGTTTTGTAACATTACATGAGGTTCAACAGAACGAAATTTTCCGCAGCCAGTTTTGTCACTGGGGAGAACTAATACTTTAATTTTTTCTGACATAATTTTCTTTTAATAAGGAAGTATAACATGAAAAACGAGTATTATCAACTCTACTAAAATAAAAAATCCCCACTGTTAGGTGAGGATTTAAATATTATAATTTTAGTTATTGAACTTTTTTAATTTTTGTCACTTTTCCTTCAAAAATATGTTTTCCAACTCTGAAAGAAAAAATATCATTTGTTTTACTTACCGATTCAACTAATAATCCATTTTCAGATAAAACTTCCGAAACGACTTCTCTCATCATTTGTCTTAATGAATCATTGTTTACGGATGGTTGAGGTTGACTTGTTTGTTGTCTTGTTGGCTCACTATTACCTTTATTCATTAACCTAGAAGCCCTCTCAACTAATTCCTTTGATAATGAGGGTCCTGACATTGAATCAGGTTGTTGGATTGGGTGTTCAATCATTAACATTTTAATCTCGTCAGGTAATTTTGAGGACATGATTCTGTCCTTAGTCGCCATCTGAGGACTTGGGTTATTCATTGGTATATTACTTTCCTGTAACATATCAGAAGGTAAATTATATTTTGCTGCGGGAGCAGAATAGTCTTCTACCATAGGTGAGGTAAGTACACTACCTTGAGTACCATTTCTTGGCATTTGTCCATGTAGCTCCATTATTTTTTTGGAGGCCATTAGTTTTTGTATTAATTCATTTTCATTTGTCATATTTAAACGTTTTGTTCTTGTCTATTATCAAAAGTAACATTAATTATTACCCTATTCATACTTCTATCCCCATTTGGGTTATAGTTAGGTTTTGGTTCGTTGAATTGTTCTCCAGAAGGTTTAAATGATAGAATTTTGTCTACCCTAAATAATCTCCATCCAGGAAGAGGTTGTTCCCCTTTATATGAAGTATGGGAAGACCCTTCGATATCCCATGCTCGTAAAACAGGATTATCTGATTTACTGTAACCAAGACAAACGGGTTCAATTTCTCTCAAACCTCTACCCCCTGGTTCATCACCATCATAATAAATCACTATTTTGTGTCTTTTTTTAATAGCGTCAACGATAGATTCAATTGATGCTACTTCTAAAATAAGGGATTTTGTTATGTTGTAAAGTTTCATTATGCACTTGGTGTTGTGTACGGTTTGTTAGGTTGATATTCATTAATTACGGTTTCCGCTTTTCTCTCAAGAATATCTTGGATTGCTCCCGCATTTTGATTATACACATCTAAATCACCTCCAGTACCTTTACCTTGAGCGTCACCATCAGCAATTGCGTCAGGATTAACTGAAGAGTACTCGAAAGCCTTTTGTTTATAATCATTTTTAGGAATAAGTTTCGCTCTTTCCATTTCAGCGATTGACGTTAAGTCATTTTTCGGTTGAGAAAAATTTAAAGGTTCTGTTGTTGCCATATTACATTATTTTTTTTATTAGGTTGTTTATTCTTTTTAGGCTTTCAGTGACTTGTAAATCATAGTCACCAATACTTGTTTTATGACTTTTAGTAGGTCTGTTCATATCATTTATACCATTCTTTTCATGTGGTTGGATAAATTGATTGGGTAACACTACCGATTTATTTTGTTTTGTGTTATGAACACTATCTCTCATAGAATCTAAGGTGGTGTTAACCCAACCTTTAACATAATGACCACCATTCAATATATGAGAAAGTTCATTCTCATGTCCATTAAAATCATCAAACCAATTTTTCATTCGTTTAAGTTGTTGATAGGTCACTTCTTTACTATCTCTCAGGTCTTTGTTTCTTTTATACCCTTCGGTATTTTCGTTGGCATCTTTAGCCGCGTCAAAACATTGACCCAAATAATTGATAACATCCTCAGGTAAGGAAACCTTATGTCCGTATAAATCTTTATTCACTTGTCTTTAAAATATTAATTAATTTAGAGATACTTATTCCTTCTTTATCCGCTAATTTTTTTATTGATTGTAGGTTTTTGATTAAAAATTTACTAACACTACTATTGTTATCCTTTTTTAAAATGTCAGAATCTTTATTGGATTTTTTTGTTAAAATATCCTCAACCATTTTAACCATTTTTTTTCTTTCTTGTTCTTCAATACTATCTTTTTCAGATAGTCGTTGTCTTAATTTACCGTTTCGTTTTTTTGCTTTAGGTAATTTACCCAATTCTTTTGCTCTATGTACAGGATTCTCAACACCCATTTTTTTAAGTGTATTAACAGTATTTTTAAAGTCCATATCTTCAGTCTCTTCAAATCCAAATGCGTCAGAATAATCTATTTCAGACACAACATTACCTTTGTTTTCTTTGTTTTCACCATAATAAACTCGATAACCTCTTGTTATAGGGTCATTAGATGTTCTTGTCATTGTTACCGTTTGGTCCATTGTTTTTCTAGGATGTAACGTCATGTTTAAATACGGTGTTCTTGTGTTTAAAAGACCCCCCTCAGAATCAATTAACTCCTCAATTTCGCCTGACGAGGATACGTTAGATAATTCCTTATCAATATCTTTTTTAGTTACTTTTTCTTTCGATGATAAAAATTTATTCACAATATTTTTAACTTTTTTTAAATCCTTCTTTTTAAAATCTTTTTTATCGTCTTTCTTTCTTGATTCCGTTAAAGTATCTGCGACAGAATAGTATAAAGATATTTTATCCTCTCTCTCCTTAAGAAAAAAATAACAATTGTTACTAAAGTATTCTTCATTAAAATTAATCATGTCTTTTTTATCAATAAATACTTCGTTTTAATGTATTTATCATAAAAAAGATGTCGAGTCAGAATATAAATCAATACGTGTATCCTAATTTGTTTCCAAAACTTTCTTTGGACTCATACGATATGTCATTAACATCGGATGAAACAGGGTTCAATCAAGAAGTGGTGTTCTCACCTTATTTGATAGCACAAACCTATGGTGACAGACTTCCTTTTTATTTTGACATCAATAATAGTGATACCGTACCAAATTTAAATTTAATTTACAAAAACTATAACCGAGGTAATGTTTTTGTGTCACAAAATTATTACAACCCAAACAATTTAGATTTAACTTGTATTACAGGCCAAACCTCTTGTGACATAGGATTAACAGGGGTTGATAATGGATTAGTTACAAAAATGACAGGAGAAACAATCACATTTACAAATGGATTGTTATCTAATTCGTTAAAATTTGATAGACTAAGTTTCGATAGAAGATTAAAATTATTTCAAGTAACAGGTAACACATCTAATCCTAATATTAGATTTTCAGGATTTAATGACACTGTATTATATGAGGTAGTTAGTAAGTACAGTCCATTTGAAGGAAGATACCATGAATTGTATGGTGGTTTTTATCAAGGTTTTTATAAGTTATTTGAATACGATTACGATATTTTCCCTGAAAGAATGAATAAGGGGTGGTCTGTTGAGATGATTCTAAAACCAAGATTAATCAATGAATATTTTCCAAGTTCTGGCGAAACAACACTTAATGAGTTATACCCAAATAATAAAAATACTTTCTTTTATTTTGGTACCAGAGCAGAAAATAAATTTTATCACCATGCCGATGGAACACCTGATTGTTTTACAGGTTATACAAGAGTTACAACACCATTAACAGGTTTGAGTACTTGTGCGTGTTGTAATAAACTTGTCACAGATAGTAGATGTATATTTGTCTACCCACCAAGGTCTAAAG